CGTACCATAGAATGATTGTATATACCACCTGTAGAATTCGCAGTAAATGACATACTTGTACTACCATCGTTTCCTGTGCCTTCACCGACTAGCGTTCGACCTTGCCCGAATCTTTCCCATGTTCCGCCTAGGAATGTACCAGGATTAACATTGTTGTAAGTGATATAAACTGAACCTACTGGATACATCGCACTCTTGATTGAATTAACTAATTTATTCCAATCACGATACATAACAGTGTTACCATCGTTAACTAATAGCTTAGTTGAAGATGTATTTTCTTTGATTGAATTAATTGCTAAATCGCCATTAACAGTTAGTCGGTTAGCGTTGTTACCATCTTGACCGAAGAAAGTAAGTGATTTTCCATCCTTACCAAAGTTTATCAATGTATAAGTTGGCGTTACAGTTACAACTTGCCAAGAATAATCGCTCATGAACGAGTCTTTTACACCAAAAGCAACTTCATAAGTCGCAGTTGTAGATGTAAACCGATTACCTGCTTTGTAATCTTGATTCAAAGTGTAGTTATTAGCCCATGAATTAATTTTAGTCCATGAACTAGCACCGCTTGCTCGATACTGAATATAGAATGATGTTACATTCTTGCTTGATAAACTTGTAAAGCCGACTTTAAAATGTAGCAATGCATATGTTCCACTTACTTCATCCACTGCGTAACTTGAGTTAGCACGCTTTGCACTTACATTTGTAAGACTAGGTGGATTGTATGCAACTACATTTATTGAACCACTCTTAGTAGCAGTACGACCACGTGAATCTGTAACTGTGATTGTGTATGATAGCGTACTACTGTTTTGAATCGCTTGAGTTGTGAACGTGCTACCACTGTACGTTTGGCCATTGAATTTAGTCGATACTGATGTGATCGTTGAGCCTTGATTACCACTTGTAGCAATCGTGAATTTTAACTTTGATTGACTCTGAACATATTGACCTATTCCTGCGCAAATTGAATTTGTATCAGATATTGATACAGTTCCGATACTAGGAACGACACCACTTCTTACTTTAATTGTCGCATTTACTGTTTTAGAACCAACTGATGTTGAACCACTGATTGTTTCTAAAGTAAACGTAGCGATACCGCTTGTTGAATCAGGAATATTCTTTTCCCAATCGGTAGGAATGGTATAAGAAAAGCTAGGAGTTGTAGTACCACTAGCTATTGTTCCTATTTGTGTTTTTGTTCCATTCCAAGTTACATAAACTTTGTGACTGAAATTACTTGATGCACTTGTACCACTAATCTTAATTGCACTACCACAATCTAAACTCGGTTTATCAATTGATGGAGTAGTTGCACGTGGTATTGTTGTTAATTTTAAGCTACCACTACATGATCCTGTCGTTGGTAAATACGTTCCTCTGTCTGCATTGTTAAAAGACGCGCTTACTGAGATTGATTTAGAACCGTCTGCATTGTGTGATACAGTAGTTGTTCCACTTGCTACCCATACAGTAGCACCACTATTGACTGTAGGTGTATGAACTGCATTGTGTACTACAGTGCCATTGATATTAACTACATACGTTTCTGACAACCCATAGTGATTATGATATGCAGTATTTGAACGAATACCAACCCACCACTCAATTTGAGATGTGTTATTTTCAATTGAGTAAGACTTTTCAGAAACATCCAATAATAACGAATACTTATCTGTCTGCCCTGTGCTTATTCCTATGCTTCCACTAAATTGTGTCATTCAATTCACCTACCTTATCTTTTTAAAGTCCAAAGAGCCATTTGCTCTTGGAACAAAGCCAAAGTTACCAATTTTTAAAGATTGCGTAAATTGTCCATCTGTAATGTACATTGTTTGGTCGTTTATATATGTTACCTTTGCCCCGTTTTTTTGAATCGACCATTCTTGATTTGTAATCTTAGTTTTAAATGCACTGTCTGATTTACCTAGAGTTAATCCATCGTTGTCAAAGCTCATGTAATTATTTACGTTGTCTGTGGTTTGCTTTAATCCATCAACACGACCATTTACACTGTCGATTTGACCGCTCATCTCATTCTTAGCATCAGTTACCGATTGATTGATTGACCACGTAAAGTCCTTCTTTGTTTGAGTAAACTGAGTTGACATATCCTTTTGATAATGCTCAAATGCTGAATTTGACACGTAAGTTTCTGAAACTTTTGAAGTAATTTCATTTGCTTTAGTCTCAATTGCAGATTGTCGCTTAATAGTTTCTTCATTTACTGCTTCCCATGAACTATCACAAACTGGTATTGTATAAGTCGTTGAAGCAGGATTCTTATAAACGACTTTATACCGAGTCCATAAATATTTACCATTTGACCACGTTGGCATTGATTCAACCCATGAGCCGCCAGTTTGAGTAGTTTTTGAATCGCTCATGTAATATTGTTGAGTCATACTGGCTACACCTGTTCCAGCAGCTCCCTGTACGCCTTGAGGACCTTTAGGACCTGTTGCACCTTGAGGACCTTTAGGACCTGTAGCTCCTTTATCACCTTTTGCTCCAGTCTCACCCTTAGCACCTGTTGCACCTTGAGGGCCTGTTGCTCCAGTAGCACCTCTATCACCCTTGTCACCTTTGATTAATGACCAAGAATAATCAGAATAATTTGTACTCTCAGTTGCAGTAGATTTGTTGTAAGCAACACCTAAATATAACTTGCCTGTAGGACTATCAGACATTCCACTAGTAGGAGAATCAGCATACTTAATCCAAGTGTAATATGTTTTACCATCTGCACCTTTTGCGCCTTGTACACCTTGTGGTCCTTGAGGACCAGTTTGTCCGATTTCGCCTTTTTCACCTTTCGCACCATTTACACCCATACGAGCTACTGAATATCCAACAGTAGGGGTTCCGCTAGTATAGTTAGTTGTAGTCTTAGTCCATAAATATGAACCTTGAGCAACAGTAGGAATTGTAGGTGACCATGTTCCTGTAGGCACAGTAGTTCCAGAAGTAGAAGCTTGATACTCAACAGTTGTACTTGCCACACCTCGACCATCAAATTCGCCACTATTAGCACGATCAGTTAAGTTATTAGCTTTATTTAATGCACTTGATGCATTACTGTTTGCACTATTTGCAATTCCTTTAATCTCTGTTACAGACTCGGCTTGTATTGTTATTTTTTCTGCATTTTGCTTAATTGCAGTTTCAGTTTTGGTAACACGATTTGTTAAAGCGTTCAAATCTTTCTGTGCTTGTTCTGCATTGGCTTTAGCAGTATCTGCAGTTGTTTGTGCAGCCTTAGCATTGTCGATTGCAGTCTGTGCATTACTTTGAGCAGTAGATGCATCAGTTTGAGCTTTCTTGACTGCAGACTCTGCATTGGTTAATCGAGTTTGGGCTTTTGTGATTTCGCCTTCTGTGGCATCAACTCTACCTGTAACTGTCTCTAAATTCGCTTTTGCATCCGCTAACTCTTTGTTAGCACTATCTAAATTTAATTGAGCACTATCTGCTTTTTTCTTCGCTTGGTCTGCCAGAGTTTGAGCACTCTGAGCGTTACTTAATGCAGTACTAGCTTGAGTTTGAGCATCTGACGCTTTTTTCGTTGCCTCTGTAATATCTAACTGAGCCTGAGTTGTATCTGATTGCAATTTTTCAATAGAACTAGCATGAGTTGATATTGTATCTGCAGTTTGTTTAAATTGCGTGTTCATGCTTCCTTCAAGCGTTGTTAAATCACTCTTAGAAGCATAAGTTTCTGATACAGTAGTCGACAATTCACCGACTTTCTTTTCAATTTCAGTTGTAACATCTGCATGAATTGTTTTTGATTCAGTAGTTAAATCAACTTTTGTAGCATACGTTTCTTTTACTGAATTGATTTCTTTAGCATTTGCATTTGCTTGGTCAACCGCACTTTGAATTTGTTTCTTTGAATCAGTAATATCACCTTTAATTGCATCAATCTGTTTCTGAGCTTTGCCAGTGCTTGTATTCGCATCTTGTGCTAGTTGCTTAGCTTCACTCGATTGAGTGTTAGCAGCGTTAGCCAATTCATTCGCTTTACTTGCAGTCGTTTGAGCTTGCGTTGCCTTATCAACTGCTTCTTTCGATTGATTGTTAGCTTCTGACACTTGTGTATGAATCTCACCGATTTTTGCATCAATTTCATTCCAAGTGTTGTCAAAAATAGCTTTTGTATACTTGATTTCACTAGGGTTAGCATATGTACATTTCCATCTTTTCCAAAGGAATTTATCTGACTGATAAACCACATTACCAACAAACCACTCACCACCGACTAATTCAGTTTGTGATGTTGAATAATAGAATTGTTCCTCGGCACTAACAAACGACTGACCATCTTCACCTTTGATCGTTGACCATCGGTATTTGGTTGGGTCATCACTGCCATATTGCTTTGAATCAGAATACTGACCAATAAATTTACGATTTGAATCTGTCAAACTAAAATCAACACGACCATCTGAACTATTGGCGTAGGCGATATGCACATATGCACTCGTTCCATTCTGACCGTCTTGTAATCGCATTACAGTGACTTCTGCACTTGCTTTAAGTATTTCACCACTCATGGCTTTGAATCTGTATACGGCCTTTTCTGACAGGCCTGAGGCACTAACTGTGATTGTTTGGCTAGTTGATAATTGCACATCGTCTTTGTACCAAACAATTGAATACTTAGATGTGATATCAACACCATCATCTTTAACTAATGCAGTAAGCTTTGTACTATCTGAATCAGTCTTAAATAGAACTCCATTCGTTGATACGATTGAGCCTTCATAAACTTTTTTTAACTCAATCATCTTGTTCATTTCTGAAATAAGAGCCGAACTAATCTGCGATTGTTTTTCTTCAAAGTTATCAAATATCGTCTTGCACTTCTCGGAATCCGTGAAACAAATCTCTTGTTCAGTGATTCGTGCTTCTAAATATAAAGTAGGTGAATACTCTGCATCTTCAATCGTGAATGTATCACCAATATCTGCATCAATATATGCATCCACATCATATGTAACTTTAGGCACACAATTCTTTTTCAATTGTGCTAAAGCTTGACCATATAAGGTTTCAACATTTTCAGTTTCATAAGACCACATCTGCACTGCGTACATATCATTTGAATGATTTGTGATTAGCGTTGAAGGGAATCTGTCTCTAGATTGAGGGGCTAGTATATTGTTACCTTGAACTTTATACAAAACATTTCCATTCGAATCCTTAACAGTTCGGCCACTGATTGAGTTCAATTGTAATCCATTTGTTCCTGTTGGACGAATTGCGGTATACAATTCAGTAATATCACTTGTTTTAGTGATTCCGTAAATGTTGTTTGGGTATCTCAAGATCGTACTGTGTTTATCTGTTCCCATCCCTTGAACACTATCTGAATGAGCACGATAAATATTCAGTACAACATTCTTCAACGAGTAATCATCGTTTAATTCTGTAACAAACTCTAATTCTGCATCAAATACATTTGCAATTGAATACAATCTTGCAAGCACTGTATCACTGCCAGTCCATTCGTGACTAATCTTCTTATTAGATACTTCATTTCGGCCAATTGTGAATGATTGCTCAAATCCATACGCATTAACATATTCTGCAAATGACATCGCTCTAGGCGCTTTATATGCATCTACATATTCATTCGTTAATTCAAGGCAAAGACCATAGGCGGTAACGTTTGTCGTGTTACCACCTTTTTCTACGTTCATGATCGTTAAATAATAGCCTTTATTCTTTCTAGTAAAGCTTAATTTATTGCCCTCAACTAAAAAGGCTGCATCATCATGTGCAGTCAATGTAGTGAATTCAAATGTATATGCTGAGCCTTTCAAGTATGTATGCAATGTTTCATCAAAGTAATGCATTGCGCTAGGCACTGTATTGTCTAAAAAAGCTAGAACCTTATTGTAAGGATTTAAAATTGCAATTCTTATGTATTCCATTTATAACCATGCCTCCCTTATTTTCGCCTTAACTATTGGTTGAGATTTAGTCCATTCTGAGCACGTACATTTAATTTCAGACTCTCCTACAGGTGCTTTGAAGTACTGAGTACCTAACACCTCATCTTCCAATCTAGCCATTCCATTCACATAAACATGAGATGACTTACCATCAATCGTGATATTTGTTCCACTTGGGTATCTATTAGGTATATCCTTCCATTTTTCAACGTTCATCTTTTCAAAGTCAATAACATCAAATCCAATCATAGACATGAACTTATTGCCACCTCTATCACCCCATTGTTTAACCGCGATTTGAATCTTTGCACACTTCATGTTTTCAATCTCTGGGATGTAGAAGTTGTAGTATCTTGCCCAGAAGAAGAATCTAATGTTCGCTCCTTCTTTTAAAACATCGCAACTTCCCCATTTGTAATAAAAAGGATTCTGAGCTTGTAAATGCGATGTTGTAAATTCCCACTCTTTCACAACTATTCCATTAGCTAACACTTGATAATGTCCTGTATTGCCAACAGAATCAGTCTTGTACCAGTTACATCCACATATCAATTTATCATCTTCTGTCAAAAAGTTGATACACATCTCTCCGGTTTGGCCTATAAGACCAGCATAAAAACACAAATGAAACCAACAATAGAAGTTCTGAGCACCACTCTTATCTCCACTTGAATCTGCAGGCAACACAAATGTTCTTAATCCACCATTCGCATTCCCTTTTTTTGTTCCAGCAGAGCCTAAACCTATAAACTTTTTATCAAACCAAGTATGCTCAGCTAGTGTTCCATTTGTTCCATAACTTGGATGCATTACATCCGTACCACCAATATCATCATTGCATTTGTAAAAATCATCAATTGAGGCTAACCATTCACTTTGTTTGTAAGTTTCGCCATCTAATTCTTCAATTTTGCCGTATTGCATAATTCCATTTTCAGAAACCAAACCAATATATCCTGTTTCAGATGCAGTAGTAATATCATAATCAATACTTACTGGCACTGTACCTTCGTTAACAATATTTAGAACACCATCAGTAGCAACGAACTCTTTTTCTGTTGTCGAATATTTGCGTGGGTCTGTACAATAAATTTCGATTTCACCAATCACGTTGTTGCTTCCGCCATCAACCTGTGTATTTGAAGTCTTTGTTCCAATGAAATACTTATCGCTTTCATCATTGAAGATGATCATAACTTGCTCACCACTCAACAATTTATTCATCTTGTTATAAGCTTCTCGAAATTCTCTGCTTCCTCTAGCTCTCAATTGATATTTAACAGTAATCGTTCTTGCAGGAGTTGTTTTATATCTGTAATAAGAACCATCCATTCCATCAATTTCTTGATCCGTAACTTCTGATTCCATTAACTCACGTCCAGTTACAGAAAGTGTTCGATAACCATCAATTTCATTTTCTAAATATACGCCATTATATGACATGGCTTCTGTCGGTAGGTTAGTACCGACAATGCCACTGTTCACTGTATCTACAAATGCATACATTACTTGTTACCTCGCAATCTTTCGTTGAATTTAGAGTGTCTATCAAACTCATTCTGATTCGCTCTATATGTTGCACGTGCAAATTCACGATGATTGATATAAAGTGGAGTTTCAATCGTCAATTGAGCATTGTTTGTGTATTCGTAATCAGGATTCATATCACTTACAATCCCTCCAAAAGCCATTTTAGGAGCATCTAACATTGGAAGATATAATAAGTCCTCTGAAGCTCTTTTTACGTCAGAATACATGGATTCAAGGCCTAGAACAAAACCTTTACCAATCCACATACCATCTTTTTTAGTAACCTTTGATGGAGATCCAATCTTAGCTTTAGCCTGAATTGCTGCATCCGCAGCAGCTGCTAAACTAGCGGCCGCTGCTCTAACAGAACCTTCACTAGCTCTTAAACCATTTGCCAATCCTTGACCAATCATACGACCACAGTATTCTGCTCGTGATTGACATGAATTAAATGCAGATATAATTGATTGACAAGAACTTTTTGCAACTGATACTCCTGTTTTAAGACCACTACCTAACCCTTTAGTAAAGTTAGTTCCCATTGCAGTTCCTGAAGCAGTAGCTTTTGCTTCTGCATTTGTCATTGCAGTAACAATTGCATTAATAGAAGTGACTGATGCACTAGATGCACTTGTAAATGCACTACTAATTGTTGAAGCTACTGTAACTAACACCGCAATACTTGCTGCAGTAGCCATTACAGAACTTGCAACTGGTGCAATAGCTCCTGCAAATGCAGTCATAGCTCCACTCGCAACTGTTAATGGTTCTGAAATTCCGCTTAATGAGCTTAAAGCATCTGATAATGATGGAATTGTTGCCGATAATGATTCAATACCTGCTTGAGTTGATACGATCATTGTTAATGCGGTTGCTAATGCCATCATTTGAGCGCCAGTATCGCCCATTCCACTTGATGCAGTTGCAATAGCTCCAATTCCTACTGCTACCGCTCCTAGACTAGCTCCCATATCAATTAAGTTAAGGCTCGTAATAATCTTGATTCCATTTGCTAGTTGTTTGAATCCTTTACCAGCATTTAATGCAGACTGTCCAATAGATTTAATCACTCCAGATACTGAATTTAAGATTCTACTTACTGTTTCACCAAATGATTGAATCACATTTGAAATCCCTTCAAGAACCATTTGCAAGCCTTCACCTTGTGAACCGACTAATGCCATAGCAGCACCAGTGGCAAGAATAGCCGCTGCCAATGCTAACCATGTAGTTGGCGGTACCATTGCAATTGCAGTTCCTAAACCTGTAAATGCAGTTGCTAAACCCTGGCCGATCCCTTGCGCTACTGTACTGATTGCAGTACCGAAGGATTCAATAACTGTACCGACTCCTTCTAATGCGGATTTAATTCCATTACCAAGGCCTTCGAATACATTACTAATTGCATCTCCTAGACTGGTAATAATTCCTTTTGCTCCTTCACACACAGAAGAAATAACATTTGAAATCCCTTCAAATGCAGAATTAACAATCTGAGCTGCTTTGGATGTTTTTTGTGCAGTACGCATCGTTGCATCACCGATTCCATCACTAGGAGTCTCATTTTGTGGTAATTTCCCAGGTATTTCTTGAGTCGGTTCTTTTCCTAAACCTTTGATTTTATCAATGATTGATTTTAGTTTAGAATATCCACTCTTTGCAGAGCCAACAACTCCACCAATCATACTAGATACTTTGCTACCAACTTTAATGCCAACAAATGCTCCGGCTAACAATTTAACTGCACTCGCAAATTTCTTAACATCTTCTGTTTTAAGATTTGCTACAAAGTCTGCAATCTTACTTGTTACATCTTCTACTTTTGCAATGATATTTCCAATATCCTGTCCTAACTGTTCAAAGACTTTGCTATCCTGTAATTTATCCATTACATTTCCGATAGCATCTTTGATTTTATCGAACATTGTGATTGCATTCTGTACGGCATCCGTTTTCATAAAGCCATCATAGAATTGTTGGATCATAGCTTTTGCATTGTTCGCTCTGTCTGCTAACCAATCCATAGCTTTTGATACATTCTCCATGACTCCTGGTTTAAAATCCCATGTCAAACCATCGTCTTTAGTCTCCATAATTGAATTTCTGAAATCGTAGATTTTAGATTTAATCTTTTCTAGATTATCAACCAATCCTCCCATAGCTTTCGACTTCAACATATTGTTCATAGCAGACATGAATCCTTGTTCAAGGTTCTGCACTGCGCTTTTGATGTTGGTCATAGATGTTTTGATACCTTTAGAAGCTTCTAATGCAGTGTCTGCAAATCCACCTGTTTCAGTATCACATTCAATCATTGCATCATTAAACTGATCAAATGTAATCGTTCCGTTCTGCAATGCTGCATACAATTCATTTGCATTTCCACTCGTAATACCTAGTTTTTTTGCAACCTTTGTCAATGCAGGTGCCATTGTTTCCTGTAATGTTCTCCATGATTGCATATCTACTGTACCTTTAGCAAGCATCTGTGAATACTGTTGTAATCCACGTGATGCATCTTCAGAACTAGATCCACTTGCTAAAAACGCATGGTTCAATGCGATTGTAGTATCCGTTGCCTTGTCAATATTACCTGTAACGGCCGCCAATGATTTAGATGTTGTAACGACATCCGCCAAGCTCGTTGGTAAGCCTTGAACCGATTGATTTAACTTTGCAACACTCTTTTGAGATTGCTCAACTTCGAACCCCAAAGACTTCATTACTTTTGGATAGGATTGCATGGTATCAAATCTGTTTATAGCACCATCAAAAGACGAGCTTAGAACGTTCATAGACGTTCCTATAACTTTAGTGATTCCAACACCAGCCACAATAGATTTAACCCTATCGCCAAACGACTGACACGATCCTAAAGCTTTTTTCATTGTTGAGGTCATATTCTTGTCGGTTGCCGACAATATAGCCTCGACACTAAAACTTTCAGCCATTGTTATCCCTCCTTCTTTTGTTCTTTTATGAACTGTGCTAAGCCATCAAACTTGCTTTTCTTCTTAATACCCATAACTCTGTCTAACTGCTTTTGATAGTCAAAGAATTTATCAAATTTCGTATATACAGGCTTTAACTTTTTACCTGCACGCCTTCTTGCTCGCGCTGTCATATTCAAATAGGCTTGCAAGTGGATTTCGTATTGTTTATCTACGATTTGAAGCTCTTTAGACTTCATTAAGAGCCGATATTCATAAGGAGTAATATTGTTCACTTGCTCCAAATTTTTGAAGTCTAGGTATCTAAAACAAGTCATCACAACACGTTCATACATTTCTTCAAATGTTTCTTCTACTTCGTCTCTGCTTCCTGTACGCTCATTAGTTGCATCACTTCTTTTCTGCATACATTCGCATGAGATAAAAAATTGATTACATCCTCGAAAACTTTATCAATGTCTTCAACATCTTCTAGATAGCTTTCAATCTGCGTTTTTTTCAATCTAGGAGACTGCCCGCTGTTCATATAGAAGATACAGTCTACTAACGCATCAATATCTCCTTCAATGATGCTTGCAACCATATATTTCAATCCAATTTCTTTTTTTGTTCCTGTGCTTTGTACATCAATAGCTAACTTTTTATTAACTTCATGCAAGAAACCAAATCCTGCTACTAGTTGATAGATTTCTCCATTTACTTCAATTTCCATGCTTTTACTCATTTAAAGTCCTCACTTTCTAAATACAAATATAAAAGGGGCAATTTCTGCCCCATCATGCGTTTATTACGCTTCCTTAGTTACATCCTTATAAACGTAAGATGCTACTTCCTGTTGCTCTTTTGTGACTGTTGCATATCCATCTGCACCATTTCCATTTGCTCCGAATGTTAAATCAACTTCAACGACTCCTTCTGCTTCTGATGAAATTGAGCATTCAGTCAAATATCCTTGGTAGTATTTAGATTTAAACTTACCGACATTTGTTTCAGTTCCTTCTTCCGCTAGGTTTACTTCCCAACATTCGACTAATTCATCTGCCAACATAGCCTTTTCTAATTTATCAATGATTGCATCACCTTTTGGCATAATAGATGTCGATGTAATTTCAATTTCTGCCACTGATGGTGTACGAATAGTTCCATCTTTTGTAGCGGTTGTATCTGCATCTTTTGTAACGTTTCGTTCGTTTTCTGTTGGGAAAGCAATTGCACTAGCATTTTCTTTCTTTGAATCTTTTGCAACTCTGAAAAGATAAATAAGCTGCTTACCATTTACCGCTTCAATTACTTTATCTGCGAACATTTGTAAATCAAATTTCATTATTTTCTTCCTCCTGTAATCTTGAAATCCAACTCTAGAACACCATGCATCAATGGTGCCCCTGTACTAGAATCCGATAATATCCGTTGGTTGATATTTTGGATCATAAAAGCAAAATTGTTTGTATGGTTAATTTGTCTAGCCACTTTCTTAATGATTTGCATGATTTCAGACAATTCTCCACGCTTCCTAGGATTGTTGTGCCATACATCCACAACTTGCGTGATAGTGCCTAGAATCATTGTTTTATTTCCATAATCATCAACAAGTTGGCTGCTACCGATATAAACATACGGATATGGTGTGCCTTCACTAGGAAGGAACGTATCATAAACGCTTACTCCTTTGCTCTTTAACTCTTTTTTTAATTGCACTAGTAATGTACTAAATAATTCCTGCTGCGAATCCATATCATCACCTACTTAACTAGCTTTTTCATATCTGACTTGAACATTGGCACTTGTTGTTTGAACGCAGGTCTAACAAATGGTTGTGCATCCATGAAACGTGTTCCAAATTCAACATAAGGTGCATAATGTGTTGTTGGCCCTTCTGCATATGTGAATCCACCATCACGTGTTTCACCTCTGATACTCTTTTTAGTTGTTCCTATTGTATAGTCCCCTTTAAATACCGCATTGCTAACAGTTTTACTTTGCAATTCTATACCGTTTTGTTTGACTACTGTTTTCACATCTTCCAAAGAACAATTCTTTTTTAGCTTCTTCTGCAGTTTGTCTAATCCTCTTATTTCAACTTTTGCCATTTATTGCACCTCAGACAGAATAAAAGACTCCTTTGTACGGAGTCTTCGTGAATAATCTACTTTGTATTTCTTTTTACCGATTCGAATATGATCAAAAGGTTTTTGATAGATGTTCTGTATATGACAAGTAAGGCTTCCTTGTCTGATTTGTCCGTATACCTGCATCATAGTTTCAGTTCTTGTATCCATTACGGAAGCCATTACCATTTCTTCTACAAGTGAATCATCATCATAATTGCCTGTATTCTCATTATAAGAACCTTGCACAAATCTTTGAAAGTAAATAGGTTTATCGTACCTCATAAAAACCGAACCTTTCCTTTATTTTGATTGGCTTGCTCATCTCTCCAGGATTGAATCTCAGAAGAGAAAGAAGAGAAGTCATCATCATTAAATGACATTGACTCCCCTTCAACTGAATGTGTTTGAACACCCTCAGAACCAATCCTATTAAAGCGTTTGATGGACACTTCAGTAATGATATATTCTAGTTCGTCAGGTATGATTTGGACGCTTAGAAGCGTTTTGAGTCGACTTTCCGTAAGTCTTACAATGGTATCTAGCTTTTCATCATCAGTTTGCAAACCAAGAAGCAGTTTTACATCATTTAATACGGTTGTTGTCGACATATTCAATCACCTATGCCTTTAAATCAACAACTACATCGCCTTTTGAAACTGCTTTATAGTTTTGATCACATTCAACTACAGTACAGTGATTAGTTGCTTCTGCTTTAATATCTGCTCCTTCTTCGAAATTCTTCCATGTTTTTACGTCTGCACCATAAGCAACAGTTTCTTCAGAAGCTCCTACCTTATATTTGAATTTGTTCTTCATAGATTGTAACTGTTCTGCAACTGCAACTTTTGTAGTTCCTGATTCTTCACCTTGAGAAGCAGTCAATGTTAAATCACGTAATGTTTGAGTATTTGCATCTCCTACTGCAAAGTGTGCAATTGCATCTTGATATTCACACATTAAACGTAATCCCATAATAGCGAACATATCAGAAATAGCACGATCATAGTTTCCTTCTACATGGAATCCTAAGAAACCAGTAGTGCTATCTGTAGTATATGAAAGTCCTGCTTTTACAAATTCAGAATCACTTGGATCTACGTAATATGCAATGATGTTGTTCATTGGAGTGGCTACTACTGTTTTTTCAGCTACTCGATCTGTTAAGAATACAATATCAGCTCCTAAGAAGCTCTTAATGTATGTTAAACCGAATGCAGTCTGCATAGATACATTAGCTTCTCCTAAATAGCGGTAAGCATCCAATGTGTTGACGAATACGGCAATACCAGTAGTATTTCGTTTCATCTGTTGGAATTTGTGTTTAACATTACCGATTGCCATTGCGATTGCCATTTGCCAAGTTGCTTCATGCCCTACTAAGCTACCTAAGTTCAACTGTTTGTATAAGCGATCAGTGATATTATCTTGTAAATCAATACGGAATTGTTCATCTGTATCAGATACTGCAGCTTCAAATCCTTTCTCTGCAATTGCTTCAATAGATACGGCTTTACGGAATTTCTCGATTCGAATTGTATCGAATACTTCTTCTTCAACTTTGTATTCGCTTAATGGAATAGATTCACCTTCTGCTACCTTTCCATCCTGTAATGTTCCTGTTACTTTCTTTGTTTTTAAAACTGAACCATTTGCCTTACGAATTGGACGAATGATTCCTAAGATATCCAATAAAGCTTGGATGTTCTTTCCAAAACTAGTAACGAAATCAATTTCGTGCGCTCTAACCTGGATATTGTCTACACCTGTTAATCCTGTAGGTGCTGCAAACATTTGCAAGCTCATGCCTTTATAAATTTTTTTCATATGTAATTAACCTCTTTCTATCTACTGGAATAAATCCATATTTTCCGCGATCATGCGTTGTCTTTCCATTGGATCAGTGATATTCAAGATTGATTCACGAGTTACCCCCTTGTTTGAACCTCCACGTTTAGGACCGTTGCCTTTCAGTTTTTCTTTAACTGCTTTTTCTACTTCAGATTCAAACATCTTAACGAATGCATCAACCGCTTTCTTTGTTTTATCTGCATCTTGATTAACTAGAACAGATAAAAGGTCATCACCAACGTTAATATTGTGCTCTGTGCACATTTTGCGTGCTTCATTTGTCATTTCTGCAATCGCATTTTTTGCTTTCAATTCATCCAACTCTTTTTGTACCTTGTCACGTTCTGCTTCTGCTCGTTCTTGAGCATTCATGTCGGCTAAGCGCTTAGCTTCTTTTTTTTCTTTTTCTTGATCTGCTTTCCAACGTGCAAACCTTTTATCAAGAATCGCATTCAAATCTTCATCTGAATACTTCTTTTCAGATGATTTGTCTTTTTCTTGGTTGTCTTGCCCTTCAGTTGATTGAGTCTGAGTTGATTGAGTGTTTTCTGTTCCTGTACTCTCATTCTCACTTGAATTTTCATCTGCAAAAAGTTGTAAGCAAAAAGGTAGTCTGTCATTGAATTTTTTCATAAATATTTTTCCTCCTATTTTTCTGACTTTGCTTGTCATTTCCCATATCTTTTTAAGGCTTAAATGCTTGGCCTATAACCCATACAGTTTAACGACGTGAATGCTTGGTCTTGTTTGGTACTGTGGATATGTAGACTTTATAAGTCTTGGCTTTTCCACAAAAAATGCACCGTTGATTACGTACTTCAACGATGCACTCTAGCCACTTGTCAAAATAAACTTTTTCGACACGCTCCAAATATTTGTGATTACACATCTCTCAGTTCCACACATTCAGGATATGCTTCTTCTGTGCCTTTGCAGCCTATTCTGAAGAAATTAATTGCTAACTCTCCAGCAAGATCCAATTCTGAGATATACAACGTCTTGCAATTCTCATCAGGGCTATCATATCTGCAAAATGCATCGGATGTCATGTCGATTGAATTGGCCAATGTCAAAAATAGTACCGAGATAGCGCTGCAGACGATATCTTTTCCTATCGGAGCGTAATGCGCATGGCCATGTACTTCAATCAGGCAATCACTTTCTGTTTGTTTAATCTTAATTCTTATCACATAATATCACTCCCTTGCATAATAAAAGGCCACTCGTTTTGAGTGACCATAATTACATCATATTTTTTTAATACTCATCATTTAGTATGTTAAAGCGGAAAGGATATTGTTCGGTAAATCAACATCTGAAAGGCGGCCTTCATTTTTCCTGAATTCCTCTGAAATTTTGTCCCAGTTTTTATATAAAACTTCTGCGTTTTCCCAATCCTCCAAAAGATTTTCAAAAAAAACTTTATCGTCAGTTATTTTGCCATCTAAAACTGGTTTATTTTTCATAGTTATCAGTTCCTTTCTATACCAAAACTATAGCCTTTTTTTAGGAACTTTTCAATAGCAACATCTTTATCTTTGTACTTTTCAACTATATCTTTCATAACAGATTTTGCTTCTACAAAATTAAAGTTATCGAGTTTGTTGATATACCAAGTTTTTCCTTGATTTGTAACAATTGTCATTGTTTTTATAGTAGGATATGTCATAAAAACATTTATATCATTCATAGAAAAGTAAGACAGTCCAGGATGATTATGTACTAATTCCAATGTGCGTTCATCAGAAGAAACTAATAAATGGAATGTATCTGAATCACCTAAAAAGTCTACACTATCCTCTGTCCCTTTTACAAAATTTGTCGGTGTCTTCTCGGTGTTAGTTATTTTTCTTAGTGCTAAGACTTCATTACTATTATTGTACTTCTTTGAATAGGATAATAATTCTTGTCTTACAAGCATCGACTCATGGGCTTCATCCTCTGTATACCCTGTTGGCCTAACGTTTTTTATTTTGTTTATAGCCTGGCTTGTAATATTTACTTTATTTCCTTTTTTGTGTTGCTCTATTTGAGTATTAAAATCAATACTTTTCCATTCATCAAACCTTAGGTCATGATCTCCATTTGCTAATCCATCTAGCCATTTCTCATATTCCTTACGGTCTGAATGTGGTGCCGTTGCACAATGACAATTCGGATGTAAAGGTGGAGCGTTCTTGCCTATTTCCATGTCTTTAAGTTTGAATGTTTTGCCATCCATTTCTTTACATAATGGACACACATCTTTTAAGCCACAGGCTACATATTCATACTCATCTATTCCGTTAGCTTCGTAAGATTCAATCTGTGCTTGTGTTTGAACTCGTGCAATTTCTGTTCGCAACAATCTTTCTGCATTGCATCTTGATACATCGAATTTCTTTCGTATCTGAGGTATAAACTCTCTAGGATTCTTGCCTTGAATCAATGCACTGGATAAAACACTGGATAAACTGTTTTTTAGTTGGTCTTGATTTACCCAAATTCGTTCTGAAAAGGTTGCATTCTTAAAAGATGAATCTGCTACTGCTTTGGCCATCTTCGCATTGTCAATCACTGTATCACCTAAGATAGAAGCATTACGTTTGAGTTCTTCTAAATAGGCTCCTTCCAGTTTATCACCAGTATACGACTTCAATTCGTCATGGCCCGCCACAAGCTCTAATCCAATGTTCGCTTTTAAAAGCTCCAATCGGTTGACTTTCATTGCAAGATTATAAAGTCTCATCTGTTCATTGGCTTCATCTGAAAAGTTCTTTTCCTTTACATACTTCTTAGCTTTTCTTTGATATGCTTGGATATCTATGTTAGAAACTCTCTTTTTGGCTTCTGCCATAGTGATGTTTTCTTTATTGGCATAGCGAGTAAAAAAGGATTCGATTTCTTTTTCTACCGAATCCATCATATTTGCATATATTTCTTGTATTTCATCTGCATATTGCTTTTCATCCTTTAAACGTTTCTTTTTCCATTCCAGTTCACGATCTCGCCAATATGTTTTACTGCTCATCGTTTTGTGAATCCTCATTATTTTGGAAGATTCGGTTTTCAGTTTCTACCATATCATTCTCATCTTCCTTTTTGATACGTTCCATTTCTGCATTCGTATCCTCAACTGCCGAGATAAACGACAACTGGGTTTCGTGAGACACGATTCCTGATAATTGTGCAGCAGTCTGAGCTTCTTCTAATAAGTTTGCAGGATAATTTTGTGTAAACTTGTATTCAACCTCAAGCCAGTCATTCTCAGAACGATGTGTGATCGCATTACTAAATAAGACACGATATCTACGATTCATTCCAGATGTGAACTTTCGCTCTTTCGCCTTTGCCAGGTTTGACATAGAAAGAAGTTTATATCTCAATGCAATACCTGATGACGTTCCAAAGTTCTCATCATTAATATTGGCTACCATTGAGTTTTGGAAGATTAAACGCTCTAATCTGTTGATCAGATTTTCCTGTGTTGCATCTGCATTTGGCTTTGACATGAAATCAACTACAATTCCATCACCGCTTCCATCCATTGACTCAAAGTTAATTGTTCGATTATCACGAATGTGTACCAAATCTGAATCTTCTACTTTCGGACCTAAGATTTTTAAATAGGCATCTGCAAAGTAATCAACATCATTTGCTTTTTCTGACATTGCTTTGTTGTAGGCATTAATCAAACTGTATGTTGATTCAAAAATAGACATACGCTCTTCATTCTCAATAAATTCAGTGGCCGGAATATCGTTGAATCCATGCTCTATGCCATTAAACACATGAAGGCCACCTTTGTCGTTGAACTCATATTTATATGTTTTGTCGTAGATATATCCACGCATAACCTCGTCTACAATCTGATAAGTTACAAAATATCTTGGTTTCTGAACTGTTGATTCATCATAAACCATAAAGCCTTCTCTTGGATCTAAATAGGTAATCCCTAGATTTCCATAATCATCATTGAAATACAATTCATATCCTTTTCCAAAAACACTACAAATCTTAGATAGTTCTGCATTGTTGTCGTCCTGATCATTGTATTTATCTAGCAAGTTGATATACTCATCAATTTCTTTTTTCTTAGAAGATACTTTGATAGGAACGCCAATAAAAAAACCGTTGAATGTATCAACAATGTATTTTGCAAAGTTGACCACCACACGGTTATCAGGTTTATAAGATTCTTTATCTTTTTGATGTAAGATCGGATAATCGCCAATATAGGCGTCGTATAGCTTTTTATACCTGTCTGTTATTAACGACTTATGCTTTGTTATCAATCCATTCAACACTTCAATATTAATGATGTCTTTATCATCAGATAGCTTAAATATCGTATCCGGTTTAATAATGTATGCGTTCATTAAATACCTCCTTTAAATGTCCTTAATTTAACTCGTCCAAATGTATATTTTTCAACTGCATAACGCATTGCATCCATTAAATGGTTAAAATCATCAATTGGACGATTTATTTTGTTTCCTAATCTATCTTCATCCCATGTATAGTTACCAATTTCAGTTATGAAATTAACACATCTAGGATGAATGATGATTTCGAAATCTTGAATATATTGAATCCCATGTGTAATGGAATCCTTTCCCTTTTGTGACTTTTCAACACGAAGACCATACCCTCTTAGCTCATCAATCGACTTAGGCTCTGCACAGTCTGCTGTGAAAGACTTCTTTTGATAATGCGCGTTTTCAATCTCTTCATATAGCTTTTTATTGGAAAGACCTTTTTTATAAATTTCATCCCAAACATAGAGCTTTTTATTTTCTGTATCAATGAAACCTATAAAAACTGCAGCTGGATCATTTGTATATCCAAAGTCGATACCATTTACAGAATCACAGTCAATAACTTGATCTAGTGTAAATTCTTCTTCTTTCCAATTCTCATAAACCAATCCATCAACAATACCCCAATTTCCTAATCCAGCAACTTGATATCGCCTAGGATTTTTCTCCTTCATGTTATCGAACAATCTTAAATCGGCTTCATCTAGCCATTCATTACACTTATAATTGGTTGTGATGGCTAATATATCAGGGTCATCCTTGGCATCAAAGAATCTTTTTTTAAGCCAGTGGTGTTCATTCCATGGGTTGAATGTAATCATCCATTGCTTCCAAAGATAAGGTGGTAACTCACCACGAATCGACTCATCCAATGTATCAAAGTCTTTTTCGCTCGTTATTTCATAAGCTTCTTCGAGCCATACCCAACATAGAAACCCGTAATCTACAGTAATGGATGTTATTTTTAACGGATCATCAAGCCCTCTAAAGAGAATCTTTTGCCCAGTTGGAAGATATGTTGCCTCCAAAGGCGAATATTTAAATTCCCATAAGTGTTCAACCTCTAATCTTCTTGTCGCCCATTTTAAATCCGTGAAACACGAATCTTTAAGCGTTCGATAAGTCTTACGCACAACTAATGTATTTGACTTATCATATTTCATCATGTTGTATATGATGCGTAATGCAGTTGTTTTTGACTTCTTAGAAGCACGAGAACCTTTGCATGCAGCGTAACGTCCTCTGAAGTTCCAATAGGATTTATATCCTTTCCCTACTATTTTAGGTAGCTTTATAGATTTAGTCTTCAAGCTCATCCTCTCCTTCAAACTTAGGTACTACGATTTCTGCTTGAACTTTGTCTGTAAACAGTGAATATCTTTTTCCAAGTAATTCCGCAGCTTTATTTGCATCAGAAAGCTTTGCGGGAATCTCAACGATTTGAGGAACTTCTTCTTTGACTGTTTTCTTTCTTGGTTTTCCATCTCCTGTATCGACATACTCTGAATGCTCTTTTGTCACTGTAACGACAACAGATTCTTTCATTTCTCGTCGCATTACTTTTGTGAGGTATTCCATGACTTCTTGAACATCTGCCACATTGTTACTGTGTGCTTTCTCAAGACACTCATCCACATATTCTCTGATATGCGGTAAAGCTAATAACCTGGATGCATGCTTTGATGCATTATCTCGGCTCTTGCAATTCTTATAAACTTCCAAATAAGCATCCACTGCGTTCATCGTTATCAAATACTTCTCACAAAAAAGCTTTTGCTTTTCAGTCAACTTAGCCATAGAATTCCTCCTTTCATTATTTTGAAATTAAATATCTGTCTTAATGCCCTTTCCATCCTTTTCTTGGTGAGCCAGCTCCTCTTACCCACAATCGATCTACTTCTTTTGCTATTTGTCTTTTTCGACGACGTTGTTCTGAATCTTTATTAGCTAAATCTCGGCTTGTAAGCTTTTGTACTTTATAACCCATAGATTTTGCCCTAGAAGCTATATCGGATAAGGTCCTAGGAATTTCCCTACTTCCACTATCAGCAAATGATGCCCCAGAAAAAGAAAATACTTTCTTCCCTTTTTGCCTATACTCAAATACAGTTCCATCTCCTGTGGTAACAGTTAAACCAACTGTCCCCCCCCGATTTACATATTGTCCTCTTCCACCCATAAGTAAATTTCCTCCTTATTCATGTATAAAAAAAGCACCTTGAATTAACAAGATGCTTAGATAGCGTTCCGGATTTCAACCGGACCTTTCCTGTACAATATAACATTGAAAGATATAGGAATTGAATATCAATCACAAGCTACTTCATTTCTAACGCATATGATCTATCCTATAAATATCAGGACGTACTCACTCGTATACGAATCACTATCTATTTCTATTTTTCCATATCTTTTTGACTTTTTCAACCAATTTTCTTTCATCTTTTGTCAGATCTCTTGTACCATTTTCATCATGTACATAGCCTTTATGAGTATGTGGCAATAAAGGTTTACCATTAATAGTATGTGGCTTCCCAGTTATGTCAATCTGTCTTTCCCTCAAGCCATCGTTTGAATAAAGTATAATTGATTTAGGTTCATTATTCTTCCCAAGTGTTACATAAATTCTTCCTTTAGTCATTGTTTCCATTGGAGATTTAGCGTTACTAGCATTGACTTGCTTCACAAATTTAATATTTCCACTCTGATAAACTGTATTGTATTCGCTCCCATAAGGCTTTCCACTGTCACTGACACCGCTGCTTGCTCCTCTACCTCCCATGTTTTCTTGCCCTCTCTATGACTTTATTTTTATAATAAATAACTTTTGTGCCTTTGAAATCATGTTCAATAGATTGGCCATAAATTAGAATTGCAGTAGGCTTAAGTTTATCGATCATGTAATCTACACCATCTTTCCAAATTGATCTTGCATATTCATCCTTGATACATCCAATAGTTGAGATTGCTACAACTCCTCCTGGTTCTATACCATCAAAACAGAATGTGTATGTTTCTCTTTCTGCCCAGGAAACTGTTGGAATCACACATATTCCTTGACTCTGGAGAAATTGGCCAATTAATCTACTTCTATAGATATTCCATACTTTCATAGCTCTAGGCATATCCATATATAGAGAAAAATCTGGTGTAAGTACACAGTCATACTGTTTTAAGACATTCACATATCGTTCAGGAGTGTTCCAAATGCGTTCAAACTGATAATCATCAATAAACATATGAATTCCAGATTGATAATTCTTTGAAGAAATTGCTTCATTGAATCCAATTAACTCATTAGGAATATGAAGTGTCTTTTTAATAACAGGCATTTCAAATGGGCCATCTGTTTCAAATGGATCATATAAATCTAGATTGTATTTTTTGATTGTTAGTTCTCTTCCTGGCATGGAACACCTCCTTTCTTGCATAAAAAAAGCCAAGACCTCTGTCTTGACATAATTCTTATAATACTAGTTTACCACGAAATTCTTGTCCACTAGGGGACAAAATGCATTATTCGTAACTTTTTACCTCAATAACTGTATAACTGATTGGATCTCCATTCTTTAATCTTACTCGCATTTTCGCATTCAATTTTGATACTAGTGGAAAACTAATCTCTTTTTCCTTTACTTTTTTCAAAAAGCTCCTCTTTTGCAAATGGGTGGTAATTGTTCGCTTATTTACAGTGTTTAGAG